AGGCCGAAAGCCTAGGGGCTGGCCCCTAGGCTTTCGGCCTAGGGGCTGGCCCCTAGGCTTTCGGCCTAGGGGCTGGCCCCTAGGCTTTCGGCCTAGGGGCTGGCCCCTAGGCTGCCGATTCCCAAAAACAAAACAATTTTTGAAAGATTCCAACAAACCTCGTGACATCGCCGACCGTATCTGGTAGGATTGAACATTATGACACTCGCAATCGAACAAACCGCATTCATTAAGGAGGTGTCGCAGGTATGACGTTTTGTACGTGTTTTGTTAGGTACTCTTCAAAAGGATCAGACATGGAAACGATTGACACGAAATCTGATGTATTATTGATCGATGATGCCAAGGTCTTGGCTTTGGCGGACAAGCAGGCCAAAAAGCTTGTTTTCGTCCCGCTGGCATCACTCGAGGATCATCCATACCAGCCCCGCAGGGAACTCTCGGTCGATAAGATCGTGGGCGACATCGCCCGTGCTGGCCTGTTCCTGCCGCAATTTCCGATTCTGGTTTTTGCGAAAGGTAAAATGGAGACGGTTTTGGAAAATGGCCGCAAGATTCTAAAATCAAAAACGCCTCTCCACATCGGCCAGGGCCATCGGCGGACCGCTGGCGGCCGTTTCATCCTCGCAATGGCTGAGAAAACGCCCGAGGAGAAAGCGACTGGGAGCGATTACACCTGGAAACAGCTGGCGGATCGCGCTTTTCCTGACGGGCTGATTCCCGTTGACGTCCGGTTCGACGTCGATTTGTACGAACAGATTCAGACGGTCAACGATCATGGGAGAATGAAATCGGAAAAGCCGCTCACCTTTTTCGAGGCGGTCAGCAACGTTCTGCGATTGATCACCGACGACGCGAAGTATACGGAGGAACAGATTGTGGATCTTGCGGGGCTTGGATCGCGGGATTTGGTGCAGCAAGCGAAACGCCTTCGCGTTATGCCTGCCGAAGTGCGGAAAGCTTTTCAAGCGGGAACGCTGAAGCAAGGCAGCCTCAAGGCGCTATACAACGCGGGCAAGAAAGATGCTGCTGGACGACGCGGCGGGTTTGTTGCGACTGGCCCTGAGTTTGGCAAGGTACTCGCCGAGCAAAAGGAGCGAGCCGCGGGAAACAAACCCGCCGGGCATATGACCGCCAGCGAAATCAACGATCATATGAATGTGCTGAAAGCAGAATGCCCAGCCTTGGACGATATCTTCGCCGCCCTGTTTGACGGTAAAATAAGCGATAAGGGTACGAGCAATATTGACCTCGCAGTAAGTGCGGCACAGGCGCTGCAAAAACGTCTTGAAAAGATCAAGTGATTCAGACTCAAGGGGAGAGTAGAACAGTCTACTCTCCCCTTTTCCTTACACTGGAGTTCCCATGCACTCAAACCTGCAAGTCCGAAGCACACTCGATTCAAAGATCGGTAGAGACATTGATGCGGCTCGCGCCCTGCTCATAGCTTGCCAAAATGATGAATCAGCGGCTACCGCTGCACGACTGCTGCAAGCCGCCGCAGAAAACGCAAAGCGGCTGAGCGTACTACTCCGAGAGCGTGATGGAGTAGCGTAACGCTCACCCCCATCGACGCGGTTAGCGTCGTTGGCGACGACTAACCCTGTTGTTCGAGAAATCCATTTTCGATTTTGACCTTTCACCAAGAACCGACGAACCGAACAATCTTAGAAAATTTTATAATTTTCTAAAAAATGTTCTAAAAAATGTTCTAAAAAATGTTCTAAAAAATTTTATAATTTTCTAAAAAATTTTATAATTTTCTAAAAAATGTTCTAAAAAATTTTATAATTTTCTAAAAAATTTTCTAAAAAATTTTCTAAAAAATTTTATAATTTTCTAAAAAATTTTATAATTTTCTAAAAACCGAAAGATTCTCGAATCATTTTCATTTTTCATTTTCGATTAGAGAAAAGTAGGAAATGAGCGTAATATAGTATAGAGGAAAGACTATTATGTCACTAACAGATATTCACAGATTTGTAATAACAAGAGTCGATGAATCGCATCCCAACAGATGCCAAGCTGTTATCAGCAGTCGCGGCCAGTGTTGGCTAAAGGCTGTCGAAGGCTCAAAATATTGCCCGTGCCACGGTGGGAACCAGTCAGCACGAGACAAAAATAATCTTTTTCGTTACCGCTTAGCTTCGCATCAAACCCGCCTTGATGAATTCAGTGATTCTACGTCTATCAAATCCCTGAGGGACGAAATAGCGATTCTTCGTTTCCTTGTTCAAAAACGTCTTGAACTCGTCGGCAACGATCTTCTTCTCCATTCCGGCGTCCTAAGCAGATTGATTCTACAAATCAATTCTCTTGCAGTCTCCTGTGCAAAAGTAGAACATTCACTCGACGCAGTAATGGAAAAGAATGATCTTCTTCTTCTCAGCCATAACGTCATTATGGCTGCAAGAAAATTTGCCCCCGACCCGACGGTTATTGACAAACTGATCGAAGATGTGACGGCAATGATGGATCGGTTGCACCGGGTAGAATCCGGTACTGCCCCATCCAACTACAAGCTAGCAAAATGGGGCGACGAATTATCGTCCTACCTTAGCCAAGAACGCGTCGTTTCCGTCAGGGGTGAAATCGGCGTTCTAAGACTGTTAATCGAAGAGAAGTTGAACAAGTGCAAAGATGCATCCGACCTGCTCTTCGAGACTAACTCAATTTCGACGCTCGTTACTGATGTCGAGAAATTAGTAACATCCTGCCATCGGCTTGAGGTGAGCATGGGACTCCTTGTGGATAAAGACGTTGCGTTGGAATTTGGTCAAGAGTTGATTCTCGTCGTCGGGAATCATATTTCTGACTCTCACGCTCTGGTGGAAATTGCTGATGCCCTCCTATGAAGCTAGCTGACCAAATCAAGGAATCTATTAAGGCTGGCCTTAATCGACGATCCGTACAAAAGTGTTCTGATTGGGCACAAAAGTACATCGTTCTCGGTAATCCTATACCGGGGCCATTAACTTTCAAGTACCATCCGTGGTCGCGAGCAATGCACGACTCGGAGGCTCCGGTCAACAACGGAAGAAAGTCCGCACAGGCTGCGTACACTCAAACAGTCTTACAACGTACCTTCTTCATGATCGACGTTCGTCGAATCGACTGCTTGTATGTTCTTCCGAATAAGACGCCGGACGCCGGTGACTTTTCCGCATCACGGTTTGACGTTATGCTCGAATTGAGCGAGCACCTTAAAAAACTCTTTTCTGATGTTAAAAACGTCGGCCATAAGCGGGCCGGGCCGACGAGTCTGTACATTCGAGGTTCACATTCTGAATCTGGTCTCCGCTCAATCCCCGTCGGCTTCATGGTACTCGACGAATATGATGCGATGGATCAAACGAATGCCAAGTTTGCCATTGAACGTATGTCGGGTCAAATGTATAAGCAGGTGTGGAAGATTTCAACGCCGACGATCCCCAATTGGGGCATCGACAAAGAAGTGCAGGTCAGTACAGAGCAAAGGTTCTTCTTCAAATGCCCCTTGTGTTCAAGACATACGGAGCTAACCTTTCCCGACTGTTTCGTCTGTACGAGCGAATCCTTAATTGATCCTAGAATCCACGACTCGTACATGCAATGCAAGGAATGTAAAGGGAAATTAGATTCAAAGAACAAATGGGCTTGGCTCGCCGACGGAACGTGGGAAGTCGTAGCCAAGAAAGATCCTGAGATTCTAGCGTGGTCGGTGAATCAGATGTATTCATCCACCATCAGTCCGGTGGAATTTGCCCGTTCTTACATTGCCGGCCTGTCCGACCCGACGGAAGAAACGCACTTTTACAACAATAAGCTTGGTCTTGCCCACCTTGTAAAAGGCGCTCAAGTTACGGATGATGATTTTACCAAGTGCCAGCACAGTTACAATAATGATGCTGCAATCAATCCATCCAAACTACGGACGATGGGCGTCGACGTTGGCTCCTTCCTGCATTGCGAGATTTTGGAATGGGACGTAGTGATGGGGCCGGATATCAATGTCTACAGCACACCGAAAATGATTCGGGCCTTCAAGCTCAAAGAATTTGAAGATCTTGACAAGGTGATGCGGACGTATCAGATTCATGGTTGTGTTGTTGACAAGTTTCCGGAGCAACGCAAAGCCAAAGAATTCGCTGACCGCTTCCCCGGCTATGTCAAGCTTTGTTACTACTCGCGAGGCGTTGCCGCCAAAGGCATCACAGTGCGTGGCGAAGATGACTTCTACGAAGATCATCAAATCAACGTAGATAGAACAAGCTGGCTCGATCTGAGCTTGTCTCGATTCCAGAAACATACCATCGCAATCCCTTACGATCTACCCGACGAATATAAGAAGCAGATTAAGGCCCTTGTTCGTGTCTACGAAAAAGACGCCGAAGGTAATCCGATAGGCCGATGGCAGAATACTGCCGCAGACCACTACGGTCACGCTCACAATTACGCTGAAATCGCTCTCCCGCTGGCAGCGTCTGTTGTCAGCAATTCCGATATTGGAAGTTTCCTATGAGCCTAAGTGGAATCAAACATCCTGACTATATTTCTGATGCAGAGAATTATGAGAAGTGGCGACTCACTTTTGAGGGTGGCCGCAAATTCATCAATCGGTATTTGATTAAATTTTCGCAACGCGAAGATGATGATGATTTTAATGAACGATCAGCAATCACTTACAATCCCGCCTTTGCCAAAAGTAGTATCCTTGATGTAAGAAATGCGATCTTTCAACGAATCTCTAGCGTCTCTCGAAAAGGTGGCCCGGCTAACTATCAAGACGCGATCAAAGGAAAAGGCAAAGGCGTTGATCTTCGTGGTTCCAGTATGGATGCCTTTATCGGCAACCAGATTCTTCATGAAGTGTTAACGATGCGGAAGGTTGGTGTATGGGTCGACCGGCAACCGATTCCGGACTCGGCGACTCAAGCACTTAAAACCGACTCGCCGTACATGTACGTCTACAAAGCCGAAGATATCCGATCATGGTTGCCAAGCAAGAATGGCGACCCTTGGGACTATCAGAGTGTTTTGCTTCGCGACCATACAATGGTCATTGACAAAGAGCTAGGTGTCCCTAGTGGTTGCATTGAACGCTTCCGCAAAGCATGGATCGCCGAAGATAATAAGGTGCATGTTCAATTCCTTCTCGAAGGCGAGAAGGGTGAGACAATCAAAGACGGCCCCGAACAGATTTTGGATCTCGATCAGATTCCGTTTCATGTTTTTGAAATCACTATCTCACTGATGCAGGACATTTGTGATTACCAAATCGCTCTCCTTAACACTGAATCGGCAGACCTTGGCTACATCCTGAAAGCGAATTACCCGTTCTACACTGAACAACGTGATTCCAAAACCGGTAGCCATATCAAGCGTCAACCCGACGGAACAGAGGATGGCGAGGTAAGTAAGACGGATGACAATATCACGACTGGCACGACGCACGGACGAGCCTATGCAAAAGGAATGGAGCGACCCGGCTTCATTGCTCCGCCTACCGAGCCTCTCAAGGCTTCGATGGAAAAAGAAAAGCAGATGAAAGAGGATATTCGTGTCCTCCTCAATCTTGCTCTTTCCGGTGTGCAACCTAAACACTCTTCCGCCGATAGCAAGGAAATGGATCAGAAGGGTCTTGAAGCTGGCTTATCTGCCATCGGTTTGGTGTTAGAGATTGGTGAACGATGCTTGGCGAAGATATGGGCCAAGTACGAAAAGACCGAACCTGCCGACGTAACGTACCCCAAGAGGTACTCGCTCAAGAGCGACAGAGATATTCTCGACGAGATCGAGAAGCTCCAAGAACGCTCCGCTGCCGCACCGAGCATAACGTATAAGAAGGAAGTCGGCAAGATGATTGCCACGACCCTTCTTGCTGGTCGAGTGACGGAAAAGATTCTGGACACAATCCTTGCAGAGATTGACAAAGCAACGATTCTTACAACCGACCCGGAGACCGTCTTTGCCGCCGTTGAAGCTGGAATCATGAGCAATAAAGATGCTGCTATTGCTCTAGGCATTCCAGAAGAAGCCAAGAAAGACCGTGCTTCTAGAATCGCGGAAGCACCAGCAGCACGAGGCGTTCCTGATTTGAGTCCATCAACGGATGCAGGAGCCGAAAAGAATGCACCTAAGATGTAAAGTCCAAAACGATTTGGTGGCTATTTATCGTCCTAGTGATGGTGGCGATTGGGTAGTTACCTTTTGTAAGCGGGCTGCACAGGTGCTTCTAAGACGTAAGCTTGAGAGTGGTGAAGTGTTTGACGTAGACATGACAGTTACTGAAAGGCCAAAAATGATGACATTGATCCAAGCAGAGCTACTGGAGGAAATGAAAACCCTCCGGCAGATAATCACTGAATCCGGAGAAAAGTTTGAAGATAACGATGTGTGGCAGATCATTTTGCAGTCAGAATCGGACTTCATCATGGTCGATCTTGTCACTGAAATCGAAAAACCTATCTTGGCAAATACTGAAAAGTCTATTTCCACCGAAGGCGTTCTCGATAAGCTCGGTTTCAAAGTAGCCGTAGGCGACTACTACGACGGGCTGACTACTTTGATTCTCGAAATGTACACCAACAGCCATCTAAATGCCTAACAACCCAATAACAATCTCATGTTACTGGAATCCATGCAATTGGACATCCAGAAGAGAAAACTATGAGAGATTTCGGAATCAATTAGGGAATGTGCCGCACGCGACGATCCAACTACTTCAAAATGACGAACCGTTGATTCAAGCAACAATGATTGCCCGGTCAACGAGTTGGCTCTGGCATAAAGAACGTCTCCTGAATCTCCTCGCCCAAAGATTGATTCGAGAAGGTTTCGACAAAATCATTTGGTTAGACGGAGATATCGAATTCCTTGACCCTGATTGGTTCAAACGAACCGTTGACGCGATGGACGACTATACGGTTGTGCAACCCTTTACTCGTTATGAACGCGAGAAAGAAGGAACCTTTACCGGAGCTATCTTTCGTTGGGTTCAAGGAAAAGGAATGCAGAGTCGAGGATCAGGTTTTGCTTGTGGAATCAATATAGACCTTTGGAAGAAAGGCTTGTACGAGTACGGTATTGTGGGAGGCGGAGACGTACTCTTTTTGCAAGGCTGTGTCTACGGCGAAAAACATTGGCTTCAACGAATTAAAATGAATTCGTTTGTTCCTAGGCACAATAAAGAGTATATCGCCCACTACCTTGCTTGGTGCAAGACGCTTGGCCCGCAATCGCTCGCCTGTGTAGACGGAACAGTCCGAACATTTTGGCACGGGTCAATACCAGATCGCAAATACATGCGACGACATGAACCGCTTAAAACTTTTAATCCGACTGATTTGAGACTCAATGACGATGGTGTTTTTGAGTGGTCTAAAAATAGTCAAAACGACTACATCCGGAAATACATGTTCAATAGAAAGGAAGATGGATGCACGCAGACTTAACATACGCAATGGCTTATTTTGAAGAGCGTCTCCATACGTCTCCGTGGGACGATGCTACGCCTGCTGATAAAATCAAGGCGTTGGCAACAGCAACCCGAATGGTCGATCTTCTCGATTTTATTGACTTGCCTGATCCGGTTCCTGATGACATTAAAATCGCTTGTTGTGAAATTGCACTCGCGCTTCTTGACGGAGTAGACCCGGAAGTCGAAGAAGAAACGGCGAGGGTTACGAGTCAACGCTATGTGGGGATCAGTACAACCTACGACCGATCCGGTGTCGGCGATCATGTTATGGCAGGAATTCCTAGTGCAACTGCATGGAAGCATTTGATGCCATATCTGCGCGAAGACAAAACCATCAAACTTAGTAGGGTGTCTTAGTTTCAGGGAGCAGTTATGTCTAACGTCACAGTTGGTTTCTTTGAAGATCCGCCGGTCGAGCCACCCGTTGAACCGCCGGTAGACGACAAGAACAAGACGTTCACGCAAGACCATGTGAATTCACTTGTCGCCAAAGAGCGAAAAGAATGGCAAGCAAAATTGAAGAAGTCGGAAGATGGGTTAACAAGTGCATTGAAAGCCAAAGGGCTGACAGAAGCACAACGTAACGAATTACAGACCCAGTTGGAAGATGTCCAAAAGTCTTTACGCACCAAGGAAGAACAGACGGAGCATGAGCGGACGGAATCCGCTCGCAAGCACAAAGAAGCAGTTGATTCACTTACCACTGATCGGGAGACTTGGAAAAATCGCTATACCAAGGCTTCTATTCAGCGGGCGATTTTGGATGGGGCTATGCAGCACGATGCCTATGATCCTGAACAAGTCGTTGCGTTGCTAGGCCCCAACACTGAACTGGCAGAAGAGATTGATGCGGGCGGAAAGAAAACAGGAAATCTTGTTCCTAAGACCTCTTGGGACATTCCTGACAAAGACGGGAAGATTGAAAAGATTTCAGGATCACCTTCCGAGATTATCGAGAAGATGACGAAGCACCCCAAAAAGTGGGGAAATCTTTTCAAGAACAAATCAACTGGCGGCTTGGGTACGATGCCCAATGCAGGGTCAGGGTCGGTGTCTGAAAACCTTTCAGCTATTCTCAAAGACCCGGCTAAGTACCGGGAAGAGCGAGCTAAAGGGAACATCCCCGGTGTCCGTGCAACAGGAAAACAACATGTTTGATTTCTGTCCTACTACTGTCGGCTTCTACGAAAATGAGAATGCTGAGGCGATGAATCCAGAATTTTGGGCCAATGAAGGCTTGGCGATTCTGGAAGAGAATATGGTTGTGGCGAATCTGATTCACCGTGATTTTGAACCCATTATTGCCCGTTTCGGTGACGTTGTGAATACTCGGAAGCCCCGTGAATTCACCGCCCAACGTAAGATTGATCGTGAACAGGTCACTGTGCAGGATGCTATCACTGATAACATTCCTGTGACTTTGAACCAGCACTGGCACACCTCGTTCATCATCAAGGATGGCGAAGAGTCTCTTGCGTTCAAAGACTTGATTGACATGTACCTGTCTCCTGCGGTACTGTCTATCGCTCGTGCGATTGACCTCGTTGTTTCTACCTTCGCGATCAGCCAGTTTGCTTTCACCAATACGTTCGGCAAGCTTGGTACTGCCGCGACGAAGAACACGATTCTTGGCGTTCGTAACGTCATGAATAAGAACAAGGCGTATGTTGGCGGTCGCTGGCTGATCGTCACGCCGGACACCGAAACCAACCTCCTTGAGATTGATGAATTCACCGAGGCTGATAAGCTCGGTGACGACGGTTCTGCTCTCCGTGAGGCGATTCTTGGTCGCAAATTCCAATTCACCATTGCGATGGCTCAAAATCAGCCCGCGATTGTGACTGGTACTACGGCTGCCAGCACGACGACGGACGCTAGCACCCTTGCTAACGCGACCGTTCTGCCGGTCACGGCCACGACGGGTGCCGTTGCTGGAAACTTCCTTACGGTGGCTGGCGATATGCAGCCCCATCTGGTCGTTTCTGTTTCTGCAGGTGTTAGCTTCACCGTGTGGCCTCCGATTAAGGCTGCCACGACTAGCGGTGCGGCTGTTCTGATGTATACCTGTGATACGGTGAATCAGACGGCTACCACGCTGGACGCTGGTGGTACGGCGTCGGTTGCTGGCTACCGTGCTGGTTGGCACGGCTGGATCATTGTCGATCAGTCTGTGACGATCGCCCCCGAGGTTGGTACTCTCGTGACCTTTGGAACGGCTGCCCCGTCAACGGTTGCCAAGTACGCCGTGGTTGCTACTGATTCTGCAAACAAGCAGTTCATGCTTGATCGGCCCCTTGAAATCGCGGTAGCCGACGGTGCGAACGTCAACTACGGCCCTCCGGGCAACTACAATTGGGCATTCCACAAGAATGCGATTGCTTTGATTACTCGTCCTCTGGCTACGCCGAAGCAGGGTACGGGTGCGTTGTCCAGTGTTGTGAACCATAAGGGTCTGTCTCTGCGTATCACGATCACTTACCTTGGTATGGATCAGGGTCATCTGGTGACTGTTGATATGCTTGGCGGCGTTGCCAAGCTTGAGGATAAGCTCGGTGCTGTTATGTTTGGTTAATTCGGCTCCCTGAAAAGTAGTCCGTGGGTGGGCGGCCACCCACGGCTACAATATTAAGGAGTCTTTTTATGGAACCAGAGATAAAGATGCCCAAATTTACACCGTGGACAATGGGTATTGTCGCTGTTTTGATAACTGCTGCGATTGTTGGAGCAATCCCTTGGGCGGCAAGTGTTCAATCGAGTGTTGCAAGCATGAACACGATGCTTGTAATGATTGCAAAAACAACAAACGAAACAGCACTATTAGCCCAGCAAACGAGAGAAGATCAGCTTAAACAGTCAAACAATCCGATACTAATTCAAAAACTTGAAGCAAATGTCTTGGCTATTCAAACTAAGATAGTAGACATGAGCATTGAATTAGAAAAAATCAAGTCACAGCGGCTTGAATTTGAACGCAGATTGCTTGAACTTGAGCGAAAACCATGATTCGACCAAACCGACATATCAGGTCTTTGCTCTATCAGATGAAGCGTCGGATGGGATATCCCATTGATGTCTATCGTCGTGATACGTCAACGACAGATCGAGAAACAGGTTTGGCCTCCGAGACAAAATCGGTACTACATGTCAAAAGAGCAATCGTTCTTGATTCTAGAAACTTTACTGAATTTCAATACGACTTGGCGTACATCTTAACGTCACGTAACTTTTCAATGGGTGCTTTTTATGATGCCGCTACACGCGGAATCATTATTGACCCCGAAGATTTGCCTGCCGGTTTTGAAATCAATAAAGAAACAATGTGGGTAGTGTACGATGAGCGAAGATGGGAAATCGTTGATTTTCTTGAGTATGAAGTTGAGCGTGGATTAACTCTAAAGGTTAAAGAAACGAAAAACACAAAATTCTCACAGATTATCGACAAGTCAATTCATCAACATTTGGGCAGTCTCGAACAAGAGGTGACAAATGTTTAACGTGAGTTGGCCAAAATGGATTTGGGCATCTTTTGCAAAGCATTTTTATGATGCCGCAGACGATGCCGGTATTTTGATTCATATTGAAGGCGAAGAACGAAAGACACAAACTCTAGCAGAGTATTCTGAATTTCGTCTCCTTGGCCCTCAAGTTGAAGAACTGTCAAAGAATTGTTTTCGTTTTGAGTGTAGACTCAACATCCTTGTAAGTGTGGACGAAAAAAATATCAATAGGTTCAGGGTACATGAGATTGGCGGAATCTTTTTAGCGAGTTTCGCCACAAGCATCGCAATGCTCAAATTGGGAAGTGCCGAAATTGATGACCAAGACCAATTTGGCTGTATGGACATCCGCGGAAAGGCTTCATGGAATTATTACGGCAAAATTAAAGACGATACCACTTTGCTACAAGGAACAGTCGATGGGCGGTACCAGATGACTCTATCAACATAAGGAAAGTATCATGGCAAAGCTTGATTTGAAATATTGCACTATTCAGGTGCAAGACGGCGGAGCGAACTTCATTGAAGTTAAAATCGGTGAAGGCAACCTGACCTATTCCGAGCGTCGGAATATGGAATACGCTCTTGATAAGGGTCTCATTGACACCGTGCGTGAAGGTGATGAGATTCCTCTTGAGCTTCGGATGGACTTCCAGTGGGAACGTCTGTCAGGCAACGGGACAACGAATCTTGAAGATGCTTTCAAGAATATTGGAGAAGCGAGTGATTGGGAAACAACTTCGGCGGATGCCTGTGAGCCGTATGCCGTTGATGTCGTTTTGAACTACAACCCCGATTGCTCAGATCCGGTGATTGACGACACTATTACGTTCCCGGATTTCCGTTGGGAAACGCTGGAACATGATTCTCGGGGTGGTCAGATTTCTGTCACCGGACAATGCAACGCTAAGACTGCTGTGTTGAGCGGAACGCTCGGATCGTAAAAGGAAAATAGTATGAAACTTGCGGGTCAAAATCTTGGGCCGAATGAAGTCGATGTAATCCTGCCACGCGGTGAAGATAATCAGATTGTCTTTAAGTGCCGTGCGGTTTTGGACTTCAAGGAATTCGATTCCCTTTGTCCGGCCCCAAAGCCTCCTGTGATGCGAACGCCCGGCAAAGACCCGGAACCTGATTTGAAAAACAAATCGTTCGTGAAGCAGATGGCCGAGTATGGCGAACGTCGAATGAATTGGATTTTCCTGAAAGCCGTCGAAGCCACCGACGGACTGGTATGGGATACTGTTGACATGGAAGATCCAAAAACGTGGGGCAACTACGTTAAGGAAATGGAAACCGTTGGTCTAAGCCAAATCGAACAAAGCCGCATTCTTGGTGGCGTGTTGGAAGCGAATTGTTTGGATGATCGAAAAATCGAAGAGGCACGAAAGCGTTTTTTAGCTGGTCGGCGGGCATTGGTGGAGCCATCAGAATCACTCCCGGAGGACGAACAGCCCTCTACTCCGTCTGGCGAGCCTGTGAACGCCTAAAAATTCTGCCTCCTGATGTTGAAATCAAGTACGATGATTGTAATTTGTGGGTGCAAGCCCAACTATTAGCATATGCCGAAATTCGTGAACATGAGGAACATGAACGCGATAAGGCAATGATACAAGCTGCGGTGTGAAAACACCGCGGTTTGTTTGCGGAGAGTCTTATGTTACCTACTCTAAGAATTGATTTTAGCCTCACAAGCTTTGATGTTGATGCTGTAATCAAAGGCGTGCGAGAGGATTTTGAAGAAGCGTTTGCAAAATGTATTCAAACGATTTTGAATGCAATTCTTCAAGATGCTCCTAAAGGATTGCCTGTTTTGACAGGCCAAGCAAAACGAGGCTTTGAAGATATCGCTGAACGTTACGGCGTGCCAGTGGATTACACGACGCATAATATTTTAGACATTGAAGAGTTTGAAGAGCTTTTTGACCCGTACAAATATCCATCCAATGCTGTGACAGAATCCATCCGAGAAGATAAAGGTTTTCGTGAATGGAATATGGATATTGGAACAGATCATTTTCTTAAAAATGATGCCACCAATCCGGGTTTTAGGCGAGTGCAAAAGAAAATGCCTTGGAACCTTCTAGACAAGGTACGCGGGGAAGCGATCGTTGTTTTACGGCAAGACCTTGTAAAGTTAATTGGCAAGACGATGAACCGTTGGAAAGTTAAGGCGACCCGAACGAATCCTCACCTTAAGTAACCTATGGCAACAACGACCGATTTCATCAAAATTCTTGGCGATGCACGTAGTGCATTAGCTGCGTTGTCGAATATCAATACAGCCTCTAAGGCCCTTACTAATACGCTGAAAGGGATTATTGACCAAGAAGCAAAACAGAATGCTTCTAACGTCAAGGCTATTGCATCAGTTAACCGGATGAAGAAAGCAGTAGGCGGATTGAATGGTGAATTGAGACGCCAAACTGAATTGCTCAAGACACGAAACGCCGAAACGAATCGTATTGTCTCATCCGCAAGAGGGAAATTTACAGGTTTTGGAAATGTTTTCGGGGATGCTAGTGCCAACACCACGCAACATTTTACTCCGCTTTTAACACAGCTGAAAAAAGCCGCCGCTGCGTCTGGAGTGACGAAAGAAAGATATGATGAGCTTTTTGCAGCGATTTCAAATGGTAGTTCAGTTGCTGCCACAGATATGGAAGCTGGGCTTGTTACTGTTATCCGCCGTATTGTTGGCCTAGTTAAGCAACAAGAAAAGGCTCATGAGAAAGCAGCATTAGCTGCCCAAAAAGCTTATGAAAAAGCTGCATTGCTTGCTCGTAATGCAAAGGGCGAATTGCTTAAGCAATTGGCTGCTGCTAAAGAATTAGCAAGAGTGCAAGCAGAAACAAAATCGCGGTCAGAAACAATTCAAGGCCAACGTCAAGTTGGTACCGATCTTCTTGCAAGACAATTTGGAACAACAGCAATTCCAGCGAATGCTATCCAAAGAGATGTGAATAAAATCACATTTGCTTTGAATAGCCTCTTAGACCCCATGCGTGCGGGTAAGGCATCATTGGCAGATTATCAAACTGCGTATCAGGCATTTTCAACAAGAACTGTTCAACAGCTATCGCCGATTCAACGAACGCTTCTTAACTTGATGCAGCGGCATCAGGATGCTACAGAAGCCATCGCTCGAACGGCAGCAAAGCAAGAGGCTGCTCAGCAAAAACTAGAGCAAGCACAAAGAAAAATTGCACTCGCTGCTCAAAAGGCAACAGGGGAATTGATTAAGCAATTAGCTGTTTCTCGCGAATTAGCGAATGTTCAAGCGAGGGCAGAATCATTTGCTAATCAGCGTGGTGCCGGTGCTGATATTCTGGCACAGCAATTTACGCCATCAATACCAGCGAATGCGGCCTTCCCTGATATTAACAGAGTAACAATCTCCCTTAACAAACTCATTGAGCCTATGCTCAAGGGCAAGGCGACGCTCCTTGATTACCAAAAAGCATATACCGCTTTTTCAACCGGAACCATTCAGCGATTGTCAGCAATCCAACGTGCCTTGCTTGGATTGATGCAGACCCATGACAACGCAACAAAGAAGCTAAAATCAAATTCTGACCGGATCATCAAGAACAATGATGACCAAAAACGATCGGTTGATACTCTCATCAACCGCTGGTCATTCTTTGCCCGTTTGCTGCTTGTTCAGCAAATCCATCTTGTCGTTGGCCGGTTGACGAGTGCGATTTTTGAATCAGTGCGTGCTTCGGCAGAATTCCAGAAAAAGATTTCCGAAATCAGAACGATTTCACAAAATGCTCAACTGTCTTTCAGCCAGTGGGCTGACACTATTAACAGAGTGTCGCGAGCGTTTGGTGCAGATAATACGGATACGGCGGCCGCCGCTTATCAAATCATTTCTGACCAGATTGCTCAAGGTGCGGAAGCTGTTCAGTTTTTGAACGCTGCACTTAGACTCTCGCTGATCGGTGTCACGGACGTTGCGACGACCGCTAAGGCTCTATCCAGTCTTGTCAATGCGTTCCAGTTGTCTACTCAAGAAGCGGAACACCTTACGGACGTTCTCTTTAGACTTATTGATATCTCTCGCTCGACAGCTAGTGAGCTTGCTGAAATCGGTAACCTTTCAGCAACCGCCGCACCGTTAGGCATCACGTTTGAGGAAATGGGAGCCTCGATTGCCGTCATCAGTCGTCAAGGCGTCAACACGCATACGACGATGACGAACC